CTCAAGAGCAACTGATCAAAACGGGAAATATTGTGCCATTTGCAATGCAGGATTAACACTGACATAAACCAGTGTGTAAACCCAAAAATGCAAAACCGCATAATTCAGGTTGCGGTCAAATAATGGGCCCGTTACTGGAAGAAAACGACCAATGTTCTTGTACCATGTTCGAACATCACACAAAGATGCATAGGGTGACATCCTACACATGTATGCTAGTTCTTCCTCAGTCGGAGCTCGATCAAACGATTTGACATAACAGTGGAAAATGTGTGCTTCAAACAAACCATAGCTCTCGATCTCCGTTACACGATCAAGAACATCATCACTATCCACTGTCAAAAGGTGGGTGGGCAGGTATTGCTCTATGGAGCGAACCATACGTAATGTTCGCAACAAGACCTGTTCTGTCCGCGCAAAACCACCAATAGTGAATTGGAGGCTCTTGACAACACCACGTTCGGCCAGAGTACCCGCTTTGTACCAATCCGTAACAACTTTGCAGTAATCCGGAACAGGATATTTCTTGCGGGCCTTCTTCCGTAGTGCAGAAGGCATCTTTTCGAACTCAGCATCGACTTGCGTACGAATCAGCTTGTAAATTTCTGGCTGATGTGCACAAAGAGTCAGATACCCGATACCTTTCTGGATCAAATACTCACGTTTCTTGGGCGCAGAACCCATGTTCCGTGAAGCATCTGCCTTGAAATTGCTGTATCGCATGAGTAGTTTAGACTTCTCATGCAACACTGCAAACTCCGGCACATCCAGGCCTGCCATGTTGAAATCCGATTGAAACTCAGTGCCTGGGCGAGGATACTTTCCAAGGAAGGTCTGTGTAAACACATCATTTCCTGTCGATTCAACTCGCAAAGTAACACCGAATTTCTGTTCAGATATCGCAAAGACTTTATCCCAGTCAATGTCAAAATCAGTGGCAATAATGTTGTCATCACTCATGTTACTGAGATACACCCGGTCGAAAAATTCTCGAATTGGCCAACCCTGTGCTTTGCTGATACTGTAAATGATTGTACCCTCATAGCCAACAGTGTTTTGCCATGTCACGTTAGAACTTCCAGTTGTACCGCCACCACGTTTGGGGATAACACCACCAGGCGCAGTTGCATGTTCAACCGCAACTTTCTTTGTGACATCTTGGTACTCATCGCGGAAATTCTCAACAAACTTCCACAAATCATCACCTTGACCAGGGTCCAGCTCAATATCATCCCACAAATCAGCGATCAAGTTGACAATGTGCCCTCTTTGTTCCTGGAGGGTGGCTTGATCGATATGCTGGGCAATTACATCATATTCAGGTCGTTCACGATATCCACGTTTCCTAATTTCACCAAGGATACGGAAAACATTATCGTTCAGGTTACGATCGAATGCTGTTGCATCCAACGAAATAATGTTCTTATACCGTGTGGCTTCAGAGAAAACAGAACCCAATGCCGCGCCGTTCAATGTTATGCCAGCTTTGCCACTCCCATCATGGGGAGCATGCCGATTATTCGTGTCAAAATTCAAAACACCCTGTTGCACATTCGTCACCAACGACGATGCAACAACAGAACGTAGCTTACTAGGATTTTGACGCAACTTCTCGGTGGGCACAACCTGTGATTTTGGAAACGCATGAGCAATAGAAGGAAACCATTCACCAGACTCAAAAGGTAAAGTTGCCATTTTTGCAATCGGCGCCAACCATTTATGTTTCCGGAGATCATCACGTTTCTTCAACCCGGCACCAATAAATGGTAAACCTGCAGAATACTTCTTGTGTTTCATGAAATGACTAACCAATTTCCGTGGGTCAGCCAGATTAGCGTTCAAATACAACGCTGAATTTTGATTCACAATAGTATCCGCAACAGCCATGATATCATCATCAAGCAAAGCATCCGCTGTACGTGTATGGGAATAGCTCGCCAATGATGTTACCATTGTTTCCTTGCAGGCCAACACAATGGCATCAATTCCTTCAACACCACCATGATCCAATCCACGTTGTTGTAACAACAAATCAACGTGTGGATTCCGGTTAACTCGACGGATAAAGTGATGGATGTTCAAATCCCGCTTACCAAACAATTCCAAATTATGGACATAATAATCCAATGTTTTCTGGTAATTAACATCATGGAATTTCGGAGATGAATGGATGACAACACCAAGCTCTTCAGCACGGAGACCACGAAGCGGCTTCTGGGCTGGAGCCCAAGCACCCTTAGGTGATCGTTTACCATAATCAAACACTTCAAGGAGGTGTTCAATACCCGAAAGGACGGCACAATCACGTATGGATGCACTCCCGAGCAAGATCATTGTCTCCAACCGTTCTGCAAACTTCATCAACCGCACGAAAAATGCATCGCGATTGAAAACTAAAGTTTGCCGTAACGAGGTTACGGTGTTTCCACAACCATACATACCAGAAACAAGAGGAAGTAAATCAAC